ACTGAGTCAACTTTTTTTAAAAAGATAGATGTTATAAAAAGTGTTTATTGGATAAATATAGTGCCGTCAATGCTCGACGATGCCGAAAGTCAAATGCTTGCTTTTGTGTCTATTGAAAATAATATAAATTACATTGAGATCCCACCGACTAAGCTAGAAGCTACGCTCAATCTAATACCCAGCTTTGTCGATAGTAAAGAAACCAGAAGCAAGGTAGGGTATAATAACTTAAAAATCACACAGACGGTGAAAGCCAACTTGAGGTAGATCCATGAAAGCAAATGATTTTGAAGGAATTCTAAATGCAATCTCTAATAAAGATCGAAATGTTCCCATTCCTGGAGTGAATATTTCTGGCGTTAAAGTTAAAAAAGTAAACGGGAGAGCGTTGTCTTATGCAAGTAGGCATAGAGGATCTTGGTTTAAGCCAGAGTATGATCTAACTGAAATACAGATAGCTCAAGATACGGATGCTTTTTTGTTCAAAGCAATACAAAAGAAAGTTCAAAGATTTGTATTAGCTGGTTGGGAGTTTGTTGGCAACGATAAAGAGACAGTAAACTATATAAGAAGAAGAATAAAAGAAATAGAGACTGTTTCTGGTATGCCGTTTAATTTATTAATGACAGACCTGGCGCATGACTTAATTAGGTATTCAAATTGTGCATGGGTCAAAAACAGAAATAGCGATGCCTCAACTGGAAAGGTCTTAGATAAGAAGGGGAAATCTATAGAGCCTGTTGCTGGGTATTTTATACTTCCATTTGAAACTTTATGGTTCAAAGTGAAGAAAAACGGTGAGATCAAAAAGATCCTGCAGAAGCAATTAGCGAGTGCAGAAAGCAAAGAGTTCTCACCTGATGATGTCATTCATTTCTATACAAATAGAAAAGCTGGGTTTACTATGGGAACACCTGAGCTGCTTCCAGTACTGGAAGACATTGCTCTGCTAAGAAGGCTTGAAGAAAACATCGAGGAGATGATCGATGCTAACTTGCACCCCTTGTATCACTACACGGTTGGCAATGATTTGATGCCTGAAAGATATGGTCCTGACGGAGTAAAGGAATCAGATTTGGTTCGAAATACGATTGAGTATATGCCTTCAGGTGGAATCTTTGTTTCAGATCATAGGCACAAAATTGACGCTATTGGCTCTGAAGGTAAGGCGCTTAAAATCCAAGAGTACTTGGATTACTTCAAGAAGCGTGTGTACGCAGGGCTTGGTGTTTCAGCCATGGACATGGGTGAAGGTGATACTGCGAATAGAAGTACTGCTAATGCCTTGTCGAAAATTGCAATACAAGACGTAGAAGCCTTGCAAAGGAATATAAAAACTTTTATTGAAACTTATGTTATTTCAGAATTGCTTTGTGAAGGTGGCTATGAAGAAGCAATGTTTGATAGCGACAGAATGGTTTACATTAAGTTCGGTGCGGTAGACAAAGAAGAGAAAATAAAGGTAGAGAACCAAATCGTACAGTTGTGGTTGAACAATTTGATAAGCGAAACAGAGGCAAGAACAAAACTGGGAGAGCGCCCCCTGACTGAGGAGGATGTAAAGAAGTTACACTCGACGTTAGCGCAAGAGCGAATAGTGAAGAGTTCAACCGAATTAAACACTTCTAATAATATTTCAAAACCAGCAAATCAGCATGGTGAAAGATCCTCTCCGAAGCTAGGCGAAGACAGCATAAGTTTGTTTGAGAAGATAAAAAATAGCAATAATGTTGCTGATGTCTTGAAAACACTTGAAAACTACTAATATAAATATATTAAGATATATTTAATACGCAAGGGGGCAAAATGAGTAAGCTCATCAAATACAACGATTTCATTCAAATAAATCCTGACAAAAGAATACTTTCCTTAGACAAGAAAAGCAAGATTACGCTTATCGATAATCTTTTGTCGAATGTTGAGTTTAAACAAAAAGGGCTTGTGATTACTTACGACTTGTCTCATTCGGGTAGAAAAATAAATAACAGGATTTATTCTACAAAAGGTCAGCAAAAGGGTATTGACTCGTTGACAAATCCATACCCAAAGCCGATATTAAAACACCACGACCAAAATGGAGAGCCTATTGGTAGGTTTATTGGTGGTGAGTGGCAAAGCCTAAATGATGAAGCTGCTAGCTTCTTGAATTCAAATAAATCTATGCTGGACATACATAATGCATTCACAGAAGACGATCCACAGAAAATTTATAAAACTTTAAAAGATTTAAATTTGCTTAACAATAAAGATTGGCCCGGTCTTGGACGAATGCGAGTCAAAGCAAACGTTACTGACGAAGAAGCCATTAAGAGATTTCTTGATGGGAGATACTTAACGTTCAGTGCGGGCTCTACTACAGACAGACATATTTGCAGTATTTGTGATCAGGATTGGGTCAGTGACGGCATGTGCGAACACAGGCATGGAAAGACTTATGATGATGAAACTTGCGTTTTTGTTACGGGAGACTTTATCGTACTAGAAGGGTCGGTAGTAAATACCCCAGCAGATGACCTCTCTCAAGTAGTAGAGATGGAGCTTATCGATACGTCTAGTAGTAAACCAATAGAAGACAACTCTAGTGAGCATCTAATAATATTTCCAAAAGAAATTATTATGAGTGATTCTAACTATGATTTAGGAGCCGAAAATGAGTTACAAGCAGCCGAGCAAATCAAAAGTGATCAAGAAGAAGAAGAAGAAGCGCTAATCGATTCCGCTAAGTTAGAAGATCAAAACTATGATCACAGAGTAGTGCTAGATGAAAAGATTATGAGAGAATTACATACTAAAGGAGTCGCTTATGTTGAGGCGCCTTCCAAAGTAAAAGCTACAATTATCCAAATAGCCTATAGTGGCGAAAAGAATTTGAATGAACCTCCAACACAAAAGGAAGATATTATGAAATTGGAGAAAGAACAACCAGACGAAGAGGTTGTTGATTCCACAGAGGCTGTAGCAGAAGCAGAGCCTCTTGTAGTCGACAATCAACTTCAGAAACAAGACGATCCCGACGAAGGTGATTTCGACGAGGATGAAACTGCAGACGAAGTCTCTCTAGACGTTGATTGGAATATCTTAGACTTAGCTTTACAAACCGTAATGGTGAAGTCGGGCAATTCCATGAGTAACGACGAAAGGAAAGAACTACCAGATGCTATATTCTGTGGGCCTGAAAGATCTTTCCCAATTCCAGACTGCGCACATGTGACAGCTGCGAAAGACTTGATAAGCAAAACTAAACTTTCGGATACTATTAAGTCTAAAATCTTAACATTGATTGATGAAAAAGCTGAAGCGCTAGAATGCGATTCAGAAGTTAGTATTCTAAAATCTGACTTAAAAGATTTACAAGAGATGTATAAAAGTTTAGAAGAGAAGTTTAAAGTTGTTGTAGAGTTTATCGAAGCAAATAAAAAAGTTTCAGCTGATAATACTGAAGATTTAAATATTAATTGCGAAAAAAATGAAGATACAGTTGAAAATACAGCTCAAGATGAATTAAATCTAGATGATAAGGATGAAAAAATATTTTCACTATCAGACAAGGTATTAACAAACATGAATCAAATTAGCAGTCCATCTGAGCATGCAGACGAAGACGCAAACATCAATAAGGAAGACAAGGTCTCTTCCTTGGGTTCTTTTGAGCAAAAGATTGTTAAAGAATACAAAAACATTTTATCAGAGTATGGAAAAGATGCTGCTAATAGCTATCTTAACTCCAAGTCTACCTATTTGCCTCGCGGCTTTAACCCAAGTAATTTTTAATAAAACATTAAAACTATAGGAGAATAATTATGGCTATTAGTCGATTCCAAAGTACGTTTAAAACCAGAACGGATATGATGGACAACATCACTCCGAATAATACCGTTCAAATGAATGCGTCAGTCCCCGCAGGTGAATGGAAGCCTGCAGCATGGTTGCCAACCATTTGGCAAAACGAAGCGTCAAAAGACTTCTTCGTCATCTCTTCAGGTAAGGTTGTATCTCTTGATGCATCTGGTCGTGTTGTTCCTGCTGGTCTTTTAAAGAGACTTGCGGATTCAGACCACGACCAAACTATCATCACTTATGATGCTAGTGACGTTGATGCAAAAGTTATTGATATCCGAACTGGAAACCCCTTGCTGTTGGCTGACATTGGCAATATAGACTCAGAAACTTTCTGCACGGCAGTGTTAGATCAGGGTTGGGTTATCAGCAATCTTGATGTTACCACTAATAACGCAGCTGCAACCGTCAATTGTAAAATTGTTGGTCGACAGTTTATTTCAGCACCTGTAGGTATTGCAGCTTATGATGTATATGTGTGGGCTGGTGATGATGCTGCCAACCTTCACTTTACTAACTACCAGAAGCAACACTTGATTCAGTTCTTTACTGATGTTCAAATGCGTGTTGCTCATGTGTGCGAGCCAGCTGCTTCTGATGTATTCAACAATGGCGCAAGGGTTGCAGGAGCGACACTCGAAGCGTTGACTCGTTACAGTCATTTAGACCTGACTGACGTCATGGCTTATGATTGGACTTCAAAGCTCGCAGGAAATACTAGTCGTACTCCTGTTTTGTTGGAGACTGGTGCTAACGCTGCATGGTCTGGTCGTGAGCGTAATGATATCAGTTTGCTAGCAAGAGCAGGCGATTGGTATCTTGATGCAGATGCTGGTCGAGTCCTTTTCTTCGAGGCTGGCGGTAATGCTGTTGTACCTGTTGACGCAAACGGAGCTGCACTTACAGCCTTGAAAGCTTTCGATTATACTGCAACCGTATCTGTTAATGAGAAGATGATGCATCTTGTTGGCGAAGCTAAGCCAGGTGATTTTGTTGTCTTTGATGTGAATAGTAACTTTATTGTTCGTGATATGGCTACTGCTGAAGACATTACAATGGGTGGAGCTGCTGCAACTGATGTAGAGATAGAAGCTGCGCTTGCA